CAGTAACAGAAGTAACCTGCTGCACGCTGATATTCACGTAGCCTTTATCCAAGGGGTCGAGTTCACTGAAGAGAGGGAATTCATAACCGCCGCCATCTTTGTGTTCAACATAACGCGGAGCAAACCAAACAACGGTCGCAGGCATGATGAGAAAATCGAAGCCGGAATTAATCCAACGCTGCACAGGTGCAGTAATTGGAACCAGCGTGATAATGTCGAGGTCGGAGTTCGAACCCAACTTCCAAATAAGAACTGCTTTTGGAATTTTGCGAAGTTCTTGTACGTTCATGTTTTTACCTATTCATGATGAAGTCAATGAAAGCTTGTTTCGGCTTGACGTTGTGATCGACGACGTAATGGATGAAGCCTTCAGGCCAACTCCATTTACCTTTGGAATAAGTTCCAGAGCCGTTTCCTTTTTTGCAGATGCGACACGGAGCCAATCCTTTTGTTCTACCCGGTGTGCCTCTGCCTTGAACCTTCTTCAGCTTCGCAACGAATGCATCTTGTCCCGGCCATTTTTTCGCGCGTGCAACGGGCATCGGAAGATTCGGCTGTGCTTTCGAATAATAAAAACCTTCGCGCATCCGACCTGTTGTTTCGACAGGAGCAGGCTTCACAGCTTTCGGCTTCTTCGCAGTTGATGTTCCCTGATCTGCTTTGAATGCAGCGAGCATTTCGCGCAATTGCGGAGGCACAGCAACCTTGTGAGCAGAAATGTAGTGCGCAAAACCTTCAGGCATTCGGTAAGTCTTGCCAGTGGTTTGAGAACGATGGATATACGTGCCGTAACCGTTTTGCTTTTTGCAGATGCGACAGATGGAGAAGCCGCGATCTTTTTTCATGCGCAACGCCTTCGTCATTTCCTTAAATCCGGCAGGCAGTCTTCCACCTTGATCGGCAATCGGGAATGGCTTGTCTTTAGTTGCGGTGCTTTTATTCGACGCCCAGTAACCTACGTGTACGATGTTGTCTGTTTTGGGAGTTGGAGAATTCGAATCGCCGACGCGAGGAACTTTATGACCGCGCACGACTTTAGGTTTCGTCATAGCGCGTTCAACTCGCGCACGCACTTTGTCTTGTTTGTCCGAATGCCTTTTCGCAGCGAGAGTCACTTTCGCTTCAGCGTTTGTCATCGACGCTTTGCGCTTCTTCAGCTTCGGTACGGATTTAATGTCTTTGAATGATGTAGGTCCAATCGTCACGCTATCGCCACTATCGAAATCGACGGCAACCTTTGCACCAGCGCGAGTAACTGTTCCTGCGTACCATTCATTGTTCTTTACCTTTACAAGCACGCGATCATTTTTACTGAAGCCTGAATCGCCAGCGGAAAGCGAAGCCTGTAAGAGATTGATTGTAATGCGCATGACGCTTTTTCCTTTTATTGTTCTGATTTTTCAGAAGCCAGAAACAACAAAAGCTCCCGAAGGAGCTTTTGTTTTTACTACTCAGTTCGCTTATTTAGTTTGCACTAAATTATACGCGCTGGCCCTTCGAAACCGAACGCGGATTAGCCAGAACGAACGAGAACATTTCGCTCATCAGCCAGCCGCGAGTGGTGTTGCCGTGGTCAGCACCCGAAGTCGGGGTCGAACGGACACCGCCGCGATCAGTGTAAGCAGCGTGATTTTCCGGCGACGACACAACGTAAATTTCGCCACGGTTCAGCACTTTCTGATTCGGCTGACGGAATGCGTCAGTCATCAGGTTCATGCCGATCAGCGTACCGAGATTGCCGTGCATTGCCAGATCATACTTCGTGACCGGATCGAGGAATTGAGCGAAGTCCGACGAACCGATGATGTCCGACCAGAAGTCGTTCGAAATGATCGCGGTAGTTGCAGGCAGATTCCAATCGCTCACGCCTTGACGAATTTGTGCGAGCACTTGAGTCGTCAGTTGACCAGCGATGTAGTTCAGCGGATTGGTAACGCCAACGGTTTTGTCAGCAGCTTGTTTCCACAGACGATCTTCCTGAACCATGATTGCGTCCAGACCTTGATTGTACACGTCTTCCAGAATGTCACCGGAGACTTGTTCGATTTCGAGTTGTTCAACGCGCAGGTTTGCATTGATTTCGAATTCATCAGGCTGGAACAGTTTGTTGCGAACCATTTGATAGCCGACCGATGCCGACGAGGTTGCAACAACTGCGACTGCATCCCATGCCGGGAGAGTAACGCGAGCGATTTCACCTTGACGCAGAGTTTGGCCGACGCAAATGCGACGCAGGAAACCTTCACGATTACGCTGTTCATTCAGTTGCAGCGCCATGTTTGCGCCGAGAGCAGCCCACTGCTTGCCCGATGCATCGTTGTACGCAGCAGCCAGAATTTCACGACGCTCTTGCAGTTGTTGAGCACGTTGTTCCGACGAAGCCAGAGCCGATTGATATTCAGGAACGATTTCGCCCGAAGCTTGAGCCGACATCAGTTTGGTAATTGCGCGAACAAGTTCTTGCTTGTCGTTTGCGTTGAATTCACCAGTTGCCGACGACAGCGCGCGCTGATTCGAACCTGCAAAGCGCAGTTCTTCGACCGGATCACCATTTTTCAGAACAAGTTTTGCACCTGCGAACGGATTCATTTTTATTACTCCAATTTCTAAAATTTGTTTAATTCAGTTTTCGTTTTTCGTGAGTGCCAACAATTAGGCGACGTTCAGCGAAATGACGAGGAAAGGATTGCCAGCGTTCGGTGCATTGCGCACGATGACGCCCGGAACGTGATCGGCTTCGGTGCCGACAGTGAACATGCCATTTGCGGCCAGCTTCACATACATCGTATCCGACCAGTCAGCCGATGCGTCGTAGAAGTTGGTGCCGACGAATGCATCTTTCAGCACGCCGATAACGCTTTGTGCAGTCGAGGACAGGCCACCGATAGGACCATCGCCGATAACGGTACGCGCTTCCACAACAGTCGGAGCGTACAGGAATTGTGCGACATAACCATCAGCTTTTGCATTCGCGTGGAACACAAGATTGCGGCCTTGAACTTGCACTTCGCTTTCGCTTGCAGGAGCAGCGGAAACGATAGTCAGTTGAGTGCCATTCAGTTTGACATTCAGTTGACCAGCGATCGGAGTACGCACCAGTTCAACAACAGCGGTCGAACCAACAACGCCTTCTTGCACGAACGGCAGCGATGCCGGTGCAGTGTTACGCGACAGCGAAACGCCCGCGAAGATTTCGCCAGCAGCGCCGGTCGAAGGTTGGACTTTGGTTTCGCCGTTGTCTTTTGCGTAGACCAGTGCGATGCCTTCTTCCGGGACGATCACGCCGGGCATGACGTTTTCGTGTTTGTTACGAACGATACGGGTTTCACGAAGTTGCAGCATTTTATTTACTCCTGAGAGAATTGATTAAATCAGATTTGAATTACGAACGAGTGCGACGACCAAGACCAGCGATTGCACGGCTCATGCGTTCAGTATCGCCACTCAAGGATTCTTGATTCGGTTTTGCTTCTTCTTTTGCCGAAGCAGTAGCGGCGCTACGACCGAGTTCCAAACGATCTTCAAATGCAGTGCCGGTGTTAGCAGCAGAAGCAGTTGCAGCGTTCATGTAGTTGGTGCCGAGTACAGCTTTCGAAAGCGACTCTTGAACTTCCAGCGGCTGGCCGATGATTTCCGAAGCTTTCGCAAACAGCGAGCGATGATATTCATCGTTCGAAGTACGGAATGCATTGTCGATCAGGACTTCAGCATTTTTCACACCAGCGGACGACATTGCATTCCACAGTGCGGCTTTAACCGGATTGTTCGTGTCTTGGAAGAAGCCACGATTGATACCGATTGCAGCGGTTGCGAGTGCAGCCATCAGACGTTCTGCGTGTTCTTGACGATCACGATCCAGACCAGCTTTTGCTTCAGCGACTTGCGCATTCACTTTGTCGGTAACGACCGAGCTAATCGAGATTTCGTGAGCGATACCTTTGAAGCCCATTTCAGTCAGCGTATTTTTCACGCCGAGTTCACGCGCACTTGCGATAACAGCGTTACCGAATGCCGGGTTTTCAAAAATATCTGCGTTCGCGCCTGCGTTCAGTTTCGATGCGATTGCGACTGGCATACCGTTGAAGTATGCGGTCCACATTGCGGAGCCTGCGATGCTGTGCGAGAACGAAACATCAAGTCCCTTGTGAGCATCTTCGGCGGTATCGTTGAGTTGCGCGAGCATATCAACGGTTACG